AGAAGGCCGGATTGTCCCGGACCGCAAAATGCGACACGCGAACGACGCGTTTTAGAAGAACAACAACGAAGAAAACCTTCGGGTAGGTAACTGACATGGCTGGCTATCCAATTTCCGGGAGTCCCTATCTGGGCTCCAATCCGTCACCGGCTTACAGTGGCGTTTTCATCCCCGTCATCTGGTCCGGCAAGTTCGTGGAGAAGTTCTACGACGCGACCGTCCTCGGCGCGATTGCCTCGACGGACTACGAGGGTGAGATCCGCAACTACGGCGATACGGTGAACATCCGGACTCATCCGACGATCACCATCAACGCGTACACGGCGAACCAAGCGCTGACCGTTCAGCGTCCCAGCTCGCCGCTGGTGCAGCTCCAGATCAACCAGGGTGCGTACTTCAATACGGTCCTGGACGATGTCATGGAGATCCAGGCTGACGTGGACCTTCTGAGCAACTGGGCGGACAACGCGTCCGAGCAGATGAAGGTGTACGTGGACCAGAACGTGCTCCAGCTCCAGTCGCTCGGCAACAACTCGGACCCGCACAACATCGGGACCGCGGCCGGCCGTCTGAGCCAGAGCATCAACCTGGGCTACAGCCAGAACACGCTGACCGCTGCCGCGACGCAGGGCGTTCCGCTGTATATCGGCGCGGCTTCGGCCGGTACCGGTGTGGGCGGCTCCTCGGCGAATGCGCGCAAGGTGATCGACTTCATCATCGACTGCGGGCTGGTGCTCGACGAGCAGCGCGTTCCGGAGACGGGCCGCTGGATCGTGGTTCCCCCGTGGGTCGCTGCGATGGTGAAGCGCTCGCAGTTCCAGCAGGCGTACCTGACCGGTGACGCTGTGTCCATCGCGCGCAATGGGCGCCTGGGCATGATCGACCGGTTCACCGTGTACGTCAGCAACCTGCTGCCGGTCGGCAACGGCTCGAACGTGTCGGCAACGGGTACGACCTACCCGGAGCTGGCGTCCGAGACCAACGGCGGTGGTCTGAAGACCGGCGAGTGGGCCGTGTACTTTGGGCACAGCCTGGGCCTCACGTTCGCGTCGCAGATGACCAAGGTCGAGACGCTGCGCTCTGAGAGCACCTTCGGTACCCTCATGCGCGGTCTCCAGGTCTGGGGCTTCCAGGTCATCAACCCCACCCTCGTGGGTGAGGCGATCGTGGTGAACTCCGGTACCTGATCCGACTGACGCCCTCTTGGGTGTGACGATCAAGGGGGCCATTCCTTAACCGGGGTGGCCCCCTTTCTTCTTACGGAGACCTTGATATGTCCGACACCAGTGTAAAATCCATCGACGACGCGCTCTTTGAAGCGCGGACGATCGTCAATGACCTTCAGGTTCCGTATCGTAATCCTGATACGACTCTCCTCACATTCCTAAATACAGCGCTGCGCGTGCTGTACAGCGTGCGGCCGGACGCCTACATCGGCAACTTCAGCTCCGGGGTCATCTCCAACAACGCCGTGGAGACCTTCTACGCGTCCGACCTTGGCAAGACGCCGGCTACCTCCTTCCCCGTGGACGACCGCCTCTTCTTCGCCCCCGTGGTGGCGTATATCGCGGGCCGCGTTGAGATCCAGGACGACGAGTTCACTGACCAATCGCGCTCCGCGCAGCTCAACCAGAGCTTCGTGCAGCAGCTCCAGGGAGCATAACCATGGCTATAGCCACTCTCGACGGCGGTCAATCTTCCCAGGCTCTGGGCGGACAAGTCCTCCAGTACGTCATCAACCTCGTGTTGCAGCAGATCCCAGGCGTCCCGGACCAGCTTGCGGCGACGCAGCTCACGCAGGTCGCGCGCGAGTTCTACACGAAGTCCACGGCATGGCGCGAGGATGTTGGGCCGTACACGATCAAGGCGCTCCAGGACATCGTGCAGCTCAACCCGGTGGACCAGAACAAGCGCGTCCAGTTCGTGCTCGATGCGTGGTTGTTCCCGTTCGAGGGGGCCAACCTGCCACAGCAGCTCACCGTGCTCACCCGAGCGCCGTATGGTGGCACGCCGCAGCCCCCGAGCCGGTACTTCATGAAGGCGATGGACCAGTTGCAGCTCTACCCGGTACCGGACCAGAGCTACGGCAAGATCCTGTACGTCCGCGCGTCCCTCGTGCCCACTCCGACTGCGAGCACGCTGCCCGACGTGGCGTATACCCACCACCTGGATGCGTTGCAATACGGCGTCCTGGCGCGGCTCTATCGCATGCCGAAGAAGCCCTGGAGCGACAAGCAGCTCGGTCAGGACTACGAGCGCAAGTTCCGTCAGGAGATCATGACATGGCGCGACGTGGCAGAGCGTGGCAATGGACCGGCTGACACGCCGATCTTCTACCCGCGCTTCGCCGGCCGCGGCGGATCGCAGCTACTTCCGAGGGCAGGTGGATGAGCGACGGGGCACCGACGGATTTCCTCTACAACAACGCGCGGCATCTGTTCGCGACGGCCCAGCTCAACTGGCCAACCGCCGCTGTCAATGCCATGTTGGTGAACAACCAGTACGCGCCGTTGCTCACGGATCAGTATGTCAGCAATATCCCGGCGTCAGCGATCATCGTCCGCGACTACGCGTTGACCAACCTGGGGGAGAAGAACGGAATCTGCTACGGGACGATCCCAGAATGGACCGGTATCCTGACGCCGTACACGGTGGCCGCCATCGTTCTGTATGTGAAGACGGCCAGCGATGCGACCAGCCCGTTGATCTACTACAGTTCAACGGGTCCCGGATTCCCGTTCGTCCTTCAGGGCTTCGATTACGCAGTTGGGTTCGATCAAGCCAACGGTGGTTACTTTCAGGTATGAGTAACTACGGGGCAATAACCGGGTTGGAAGCGGTTGTAACGACGTTTGGATCTGTTCTATTGAGCTGGTCTTCTTCGCCGTACTTGACTGCTACATACACTGCGAATGGATCTTTCCCAGCGCCGGATAGCATGACTACTCAGCTTGAGGTAGTCGCTGTCGGCGGAGGATCAGGCGGCGGCGGCGCTCCAGCCGGTTTTGATATAACTGGGCTAGCTGGCTACGGAGGGGCCTATGTCGATGCGTTCTTCGCTCCGTTATCGCTTTCGTATCCTGTTACGGTCACCATAGGAACAGGAGGAGCTGGTGGCCCAGCAGTTGGTACGGCGGCGACACCCGGAACTCCAGGTGGTGATACTTCTTTCGGGTCATATGTTGTCGCGCAAGGCGGCAAACAATCTCCGTCTCCAGCGGCTGTTGGTACTGTTACAGGGGCTACTTCGTACACAACTGAAAACGGTGGCTTGTGGACAGGTGGCGGCGGCGGTGGATCTTTTGCGAGTACCACGCACGCCGGCGCATCTGGAGCTGATACGAGCGGCACCGGGATAGGTGCTCCGCCGCAAACCGGCGGTGTATGCGCTGATGGTCCCGGAGGGAATGGCGGTAATGCCCCCGGGTTTGCTCCTGGTACGAACGGGGCCAATTATGGCGGTGGCGGTGGCGGCGGAACTGCTAATGGGTCGGTAAATTCCCCAGGTGGAAACGGTGCCTCCGGCGTGCTGATAACCACATTGACCTACCCGATCGCAGACAGCTTCGATGTGTATCGAGACGGCGTGTTTATCGGTAATACGACTGCGCCAAATTGGACCGACGCCAGTCCTCTCTCCGGGTCGCATACGTACAAAATCGTGGCGCTATATGGGTTTACAGAGGCGACACAGGGAGCCGAGTCCATCGTGGTGCAGGTTTCTGTGCCCCCGGCCGCCGTGTATGGTAAATTCGTGGGGGCAGCGGTCTACCCCGCGGTCCAGGTAAGCCGAGTGGGGGACATCCAGCCCCGCATCTGGCCCGCGAAGAAGAACAACACGGTGCAGGCATGAGTACGTATAGCGGTGTGTTCACACAGGCTCCTGAAGAGAAGCGCAGGTATATCCTGGATTATACGCTCACCCTATCGACGGGTGAGACTGTCACGAGCATCTCGTCTCCGATCAACATCACGCAGACCTTCGGGACGAACCCGCCGGTTGCTGCATTCCAGATCACGAGCGTCGTGGTCGGTCCCGGTAGCCTCCAGGTAGTGTTCTACGCCAACGGGGGCGACGACGGGGACGAGTTTGAGGTTCAGTTCCTGGCCAACACGAGCGCTGGTCAGATCGTGGAAGACGTGGTCAAGTTCACTATCAGGTCTGACCT